CTTCAGTTGCCGAAAGGAAGAAGCAATCAGACTCATATACGACACTAATAACAGAAAACTCCGACAGTAGCGGAAAATATGAATACATAGTAGATGAAGTAGCAGATACTATTTTTAGAACTACTGAGTCAGGAGACAAAATGTTTCCACAAGGAAGAAAAGCGGTAAAAGTTGTGTATACTTCAGGATATGCAGCAACACCGGAAGATTTAAAACTAGCGTGTTTTGATTTAGTTAAGTACTATTTAAAAGATGAGAGAAAACAAAATTTAACTATTTCAGGTGCACAGATACAAAATCCTGTATCAACAAGTTTAAGGGAAAACATAGGCTTTCCAGACCATATTAAACGTATACTGGATTTTTATAAAATACATAAATAATGGCTCTTAATATAGTAGAAAGAGATATTAGAGCTGCTGTAGACAGATACTCCGATAGTGAACTAAGAAAGAAAATGGGGCAAACTTATTTACATGATATAAGAATAAGCTCTGAAAACGCAAGTGTAGCATTTCAACAAGGAGTTGTAAATGTTATGGAAGGTATGAAGTTTACTCAAGAAGAGATGAACCAAATAAACCAAAGCTATAATTCAACTTCAAATTGGAAAAATATAGTAAATAAATTATTTGGTCAAATGTCAAGAATGAGTACTGTAGTAGAAACAAATCATGAGATAAGAAGTTTCAGGCAGTTTTATAAACTAGGAGTAGCAAGTAGTAGAGGTATATTTTTATTAAAAGGGTCTACTAAAGATAAAATAATAATTAGACTATATAATAATTCAAGTGAATATAAAGGTACGGGCTTAACTAAGTTTAATAAGGAATTAAGAAAAGTAGCTTGGAATCTTTGGAAGGAAACGTACTTACAAGGTGTTAATACATCAGAAGGTGAAAAATTACAGAATATAAGTTTAGAGAGTAGATTACCTCCTAAAAATCCAAAGTCAAAGACAGGAACAAGCGTAGCATCAGCTTTTGGAAGAGGTACTCCTTTTGCACATGATTCTGAAACAGCAGTTGGAACTTTCGGACTAGAAGAATTAGAGCAAGATTTAAGAACTAACCAAGATTTTACAGCAGCGTTAGGAGCTTTACAGACATATGGAATAAGTGTTGATGTAGTAAAAAGTGTAAAAAATAGCTTAGATTTGACTTTTGAAAAGCAAATAATTGTTATGCCCGATGGGGCAGAAGAAGAAGTCAGAGTAGTAAAAGGATCAATTAGAAAACAAGGTAAAGAGCCTGGTGACTGGACAAACATAAAACAAGACATTTTAGGAAGTAAAAGTAATAAGAAAGAAGGAAGTTTAGCAAGGTTTTTAGATAGTGCAAATGCAAAAATAAGGGCATTAGACCCGGCAACTGCTGCAGATGCAGAAGCCAGTGAACCTTACTCAAAAAGAGCAGGTAAAAGAGCTGCAGAAAGAATTGTAAAAGCAGCTTTAAAAGCAGAAGGAGCAAAAAGAACTAAAGGAAAAGCACCTAAGAAAGCAAAATCAGGAACTCAGTCTACTAAAATAAAAATGAGTACAGGCCTTTCTACTGTTGCAAAAGCTCAAATACTTACTATAGCAGGAGGAGCAAAACTAAGTGCTCGAAAAGGCAGAAGTAAGAGTAAGGAAGAAAAAGGCGGAAGTATAAGTCTACCTAAATTAAGAACAAACATTAATAGATCTTTAGGTGCTGAAATAAGAAGGAATATGGGGAAACCTGCTTTAACAAATAGAACAGGAGAATTTTCAAATAGTGCAGAAGTATTAAATTTAAGAGACACTGGAAGAACAATAACAGGTGAATATACTTATACCTTGACAGGAGGCGGAAAAAGTAGTAATAGGTCTCAAGTATATTCTACGTTTGAGAATTCAGGTAAGTGGCCTTCGGGGTATAATCCGAAGCCTTTAATAGCTAAAAGTATAAGAAACTTAGCTTTAAGATATACAGAAAGAAAATTTACACTTAGGAGAGTATAATGGCACTTAGAACAAAAAGAAAGAAAATAGCCGAAGCTCTTGTAGGTAAGATAAAAGAAATTGACGGGAATCACCCTTTTAATTCAAACATCTTTCAAAATGCTGATTCACGATTAGTATTTTTAGATGAAATTCAACAATACCCAAAAGTATGCGTTGTAGCAGGAGATGAGATAAGACAATATCAACCTGGCGGATTTAAATGGAGATTTATAACAATAACAATTAGGGCATATGTAGAAGATGCAAATGACCCTCAAGAAGTTTTGTCACTATTACTTGAAGACCTCGAAAGAGTAATTGACGATAATGACATACTAGTGTATGACGATACAGTATCGCCAAACCTACAAACAACATCTGCAACTATTACTTCAATAAGTACAGATGAAGGAGTCATAACTCCTTTAGGTATAGGCGAAATGGTAGTCGAAGTACGATATTAGGAAACAGGTAAAGCAGAAAATTCTAGCTAAACCCTTTCCAAAGTAAATATAGGAGATAAGCAAAATGGCTTTAAATCTATCAAGAAATACCTCGGTATTCGTCTCAACTGGTAATGGAGTACACTCAAGCGGTGGTTCAGTATTAAGTGTGGACGGGTTCACAGGAGGTTCAGGACATGCTGTAGGAGATGTTCTTACTTTAGGTACAACTTCTGGAAGCGGAACAGGATTAAAAGTAGTAGTAAATGCTGTTAATTCAGGAGCCGTAACTTCAGTAGCACTTATAAACAACTTTAGAGGAGCAGATTTCGTAAATGATGAAACTGCAACTCAAACAGCATCAACAGGTACAGGTACATCTTTCGCATTAGTTGTAGATGGAGTTAGCGCTCTAACTGCAGAAGGAAGTAGATTACCTACAGGACTTTTTAAAGGTAATGGCACAGATGCAAATACCTTCAAATTAGGTGTATTAGACGGATATAGTTTCTCACAGGGTAGTGACGCTACTGATGTAACAATTAGTGAAGCAGGTGCTGCTCCAAATAGAGGCTCAAAAAGATTCAATGACTCTTTACCACCAGCAGAATGGTCTTTCCAAACTTATGTAAGACCTTTTAAACATGGTACACATAGTCACAGATCAAGCGGTACTCATGACATGGTAGAAAATATTCTTTGGGCTGCAATCGCAGGTAAGGATATTACTGGAGGTTCTTTAAGTGGGACTTCAGCAACTGCTGTAGTGTGTGACGCAACAGATGCAGATGTATCTTTCGCAAGGTCTGACCACCATGAATTATTGAAACTTTCAATATTCTTTGCGTTAGAAAACACAACATACAGATTAAATGAGTGTCAAGTAAACCAAGCAGAAATTGACTTCTCAATTGATGGTATTGCTACTATCTCTTGGTCAGGAAATGCAACAACAATCGACCAGGTAAGTACCGCTGTCGAAGACCCATCAAAAGCTATAACAGTTGTTACTGATGGAACTGAAACAGTAAGTTCAGCAGCTACTTATACTGAAGCGTATAACTATGTTGATAATACTGCACCGGGCGATGGCGACTACTTAAGAAATAAGTTATCAACTTTAAGCTTAACGCACACCAAAAACTCAGCGGGAGTATTAGAAGTTGGAGCATCAGATAGTACAACTACTTATGATATTAATATCACAGGTGGCTCACTAACTATTGCTAATAATATTACTTACGTAACACCAGAAACTTTAGGTCTTGTAGATGTTCCAGTAGGGTCATTCTCAGGAGCTAGACAGGTTAGTGGCTCTTTGACTATGTATTTAGATACTAAGGCAAATGGCTCTAACTCGTTATTATCTGACTTAACAGCAGCTACTGACTTAGTTAATAATGCATTTGATATGAGTCTATTTATGGGCGGCGCGTCTTCTTCTACTCCAGTAGTTGAATTTGACTTACCAAAAGCTCATTTACAGATACCTACAATTGAAACAGCAGATATTATTTCAACAACTGTTGAGTTTGCTGCTCAAGGTACTGACTTATTAACAGGGGATGAGATGACAGTTAAATATAAAGGTTTAACAAGTCATTCTGATTCTGCATATGAAACAGACGTCACTGTATAACAATGACAGCGTACAATCTACTTCGAGAAAGTAGTGTACACATCGTACACAATGGGAGTCGTTATTTAATTAAAACGACTCCTGAGGTGTCGTTCTCACAAACATTCGCGGAAGATGCATACGAAGTAAAGACTTTGCACGATCAAACAAAGATGTTTCAGGGAACAAGTATAACAAAAGCAAATCCTGCGAACTTTAGTTTTGCAGTTCATCTAACTCAAGAGAAAGATGAATCAATCGTAAAAAGTCTTCTAACAGATTACGATACAAGTAATGGAGAACAATTATTAAAATCGTTTGACTTATATATCGTAACTGGAGAAAGCACCTTCAAATTAGAAGGTTGCGTAATTACTCAAGGAGAGTTTAATTTAGCAAAAGGCTCACCACTTATATTAACTGTAAGTGGAGCTGCTCAAAAGCTAAATAGAGTAGGAAATGCTAGTTATTCGTTGCCAGGTTCACTGGTAAACACCAGTTCAACTAGAACTCCCACCCTATCACTTATAGATGTAGAAGTGGATTCAGTAGATGTACCGAATCTTGCTGCCACAACTTTACAAGTGCAAAACAATATCAATTGGACTCCTTTTGAGACTTTACAAAATAGTTTGTCAGTTACTAATGCAAGTAATGCAATGTACCCGACAACTTATACCTTAGGAGATAGAGTAGTAAGCGGAAATATTACACAATTTTTAACAAGTAATAATTCTGCTACTTTTCAATCATTTGATACTTCAGCAAATGTAGGAATTAAGACAATAGTAAATAATTCCACTTTTTTAAATGCCAACTTAACAGGTTGTATGTTTACAAAAAGAAGCAATGTTGCTGAAGCTTACACGCAGACAATTGACTTCCGTTTAGTTAATAGTCCCGCAAATTTAGGAACCATTATAACATATTAGGAGAAAATAAATGGATTTAAAATCATTACTGGTAGACAGTAAAACTACTTGGGCTGAGTTCCCAGGATTAGATGGATTTGAAGTAGAACTTGCAAATTTATCGAGAAAAGAATTAGTAAACTTAAGAAAAAAGTGTACTTCAAACAAGTTCAATAGAAAGACAAGAGCATTTGAAGAGTCTTTAGATGATGAAAAGTTTGTAAAAGAATTCACAGAAGCAACTGTTAAAGGGTGGAAAGGGTTAAAATTAGGATATCTTGAAGATTTAATACTTGTGGATTTAAAAGGACAAGATCCAGAAATGGAAATGGAATTTTCTGAAGAGAACGCTCAAATACTAGTAGAAAACTCATCAGAGTTTGATAACTGGCTCAATGAGGTAGTCTTTGATTTAGAAAACTTTCGCACGAAGCAACAAGGAAAAGTTATTAAAAAGTCTGGAGACGTTTCTAAATAATAAAGATATAGGTATGTCAAAAGATCAGTACTTGCTTATGTGTGAGCAAACTGGAGAAGAAGTAGACTGGGATAAATGCCCCCCTGATTGGGAGGATTTTCCAGAGTTTATAGTAACTGTTTTAAATATATTTAATAGTTTAGGTGATAGGATTTATGGAGATGTAGGTTATGTGGGCAAAGATTTCACTAACTTACAATTCCTTATAGAATTGAATGGTATAGAGCAACATCAAATGGATTTTCTTTTTGATGTAGTACTGTGGTTAGACAGTAGAGCTATCGAAAAATCTCAGAAAAGATTAAAAGCTGAGTACGATAAGATGAAAAATAAAAATGGCAGATAATAAAGTAATAATTGAACTACTGATTTCCGAAAAAGGGAAGAAAGTATCTATGGTTGAAAAACAGACTGCCAAACTTACTGAAACAACTAAAAAACATAGAAAAGCACAAAAAGACTCCACTAAAGAAGGAGGAAAATACCACACTCAACAGAAAGCAATACATCAAACTAACTTATCTTCTGCAAAAGGTTTTTCAAAAATGAATCAAACCATCGGAGAAGGTGGTTCATCAGGTTTAGTAGGGGCATATGCTACTTTAGCAGCTAACGTCTTTGCGGCAACTGCTGCTTTCAATGCTTTAAGACAAGCGTCTCAAGTACAACAATTAGTAGAAGGGTTAGAGGCTCTAGGAAGAGCTTCAGGAGATAATTTAACTCTATTAGCGGATAGAATAAAAGATGCTGCAGGACAAGCCATTGCATTAGACCAAGCACTAAGAGTTGCATCTGTTGGTGCTTCTGCCGGTTTTAGTGGGGAGCAATTAGAAGGACTAGCTACCGTTGCTAGATCTGCTGCTATAGCACTAGGTAGAGATGTAGGAGATGCGATTGACAGACTAGCAAGAGGTGCCGCAAAACTAGAACCAGAAATTTTAGATGAATTAGGTATCTTTGTTAGACTAGACGATGCTTCCGCAAAATATGCTGCCAGTATAGGTGTAGCTACTTCTGAATTAACTAGATTCCAACAAAGACAAGCTTTTGCTAATGAAATTATAGAACAAGGAGGACAAAAGTTCTCAGAGATTGGAAATAATGTTGATGTATCACCTTTTGACGCCTTAGCTGCTACCTTAGGTGACTTATCTCGTACTTTTACAGATTTCTTTAATACTGTACTAGGTCCTATAGCAAGTTTCTTTTCTAATAATACTATTGCTTTAACGGGTTTCTTTATGGCTATAACAAAAGGCATAATGAATCAAGCGTTACCTATGCTTAACCAATTTGCTGCTTCAGCTCAAAGAGGTGCAATGTTACAAGTTAAGCAAGCTCAAGCTGCGGGTAGACGAATTGATAAAGAAATACAAGGACAGAGAAATTTACTCAAACCTATAAAAAATAGTGAACTAGCCTACAATCAATTGTTTGGAAAAATGAAACAAGGTACTGCAACAGCTGCAGAACTAAAGTTAATGGAACAAAGTCTAGCAAAATCTATAAGACAAAGACAAGCAGCACTTTTAGGTGGCAGTGCAAAAACTCTTGCAGCAAGACAAGCAGAGTTAGCAACTACAGTACAACAACAACAAGAGTTACAAAAGTTAATAAAATTAGAAAATAGTAGAGCAGGTAAAACTGGGGACATAAGAACAGCAACTGCAGGAGCAAAATCAAAAAGAAGCGAACAAGCAGTATTTAGAGAATTAGATAAAGACCCGAGTTTTAAAGGGTATATGAGAGCTTTTGGACTATCAGGCCAAGCCCAGAAAAAGTATAGAAAGAATTTAGGAGACTCAATAAATTCAACTAAGCTGTTTGGATTTAATTTAGGATTTTTAGGCAAAGCAGCAAATAAAGCTAGACCTGCAATTTTTGGATTTGGACTTACATCAAAAATAGCAATTAAAGGAATATTTACCGCAATACCTGTTATAGGACAATTACTATTTGCATTAGATTTACTAATCGTTGGCCTTAAAAATACAATTAAATTCTTTGCAGGATTTCGTGGTGAAGCAAGTAGATTAGAAAAAGCAACAGATGCTTTAAATTCCCAAACACAGTTTTATGCAGAAACTCAATCTGCTTCAGCAGAGGCAACAAAAAATATGTCAGAATCTTTACTGACCTCTTCAAAAGCAACTGCAGAGTTACTTAATACTACAAGAGAGTTTTCAGTAGCACAAGAAGAATCTCGTAAAAAGAGTACTGTATTTGGAAAAGTTTTACAAGGAGCTTTTGTAAATATTAATTTTGTTTGGAAACTTTTTACCACAGCTTTTAACGGTTTTGATGGCATACTAGAAAGAATAGGTATTAGATTTCAGATGTTTGCAATAGATGCAGTAAAAGACTTACGATTCCTTTTAAATTTATACATACGTGCAACTAACTTAATGAATAGAGGAACTGGCATAGAGCCAATTGAACTAATATCAGCAGAAGGACAAGAAGCAAAACTAGAAGCCTTGAAAAACAGATTAAAAGAAATGACAGTAGAAAGAACAAAATTAGCTACAGCATCTACTCTTGCAATATTTGGAAAACAGGCAGTTTCAAGTGCAGAATTAGAATCTTTTACAACAGTATTACAATCAGGGGGAGCAGCAGCTAAGGAACTACAAGAATTTTTAGGTACTGATAATATTAATAAATTTGCTCAACAAATAGCTGAGGCAAACTCAAGCAACAGTCTTGCAGGTTTTTCTCCTGCAATACAAAAAGTAATAGAAAATCTTGGGTTGATGGAAGATGGCACTATATCAAGCGCAGAAATAATAACTCTACTATCTTCTTCTCTAGAAAACGGAACAAAAAATACTATTGACCAAGGAGATGCAATAAATTCTTTAGGTGAAACCTTTAAAAATAGTGGTCAAAAGATAAATGAATTTTTAAATAGTTTTAATAAAACTACCTCAGTCACTACATTTAATGGACTTCTAAAAACTATTAATGATGATTTTGAAAGACTTGATACACAAACTGCAGGAGCAGCTATATTCCAACAGTTTGAGGGAGCTAACGCTTCTTTTAAATCTTTAGTAAGTAATGGAGAGACTCTTGCACCTTTGTTGGAAAAACAGAAAGAAGAACTCAAAAAAATCAGCGATGCAGGTGGAAAAGTTACAGATAAAGTAAAAGAAGAGATAGCAATAAGATTAGGAATACCTGCAGCAATAAAAACTGAAATAAATTCATTAGAAAATTTAGTAGGTACAATAAATAAAGCTTTACTTTTTGATAAAGCTAGATTAGACACTTTAAAGCAGCAAGAACAGGCAGTATCTAAACAGGCAAAAATGAATGCTTCAGCGACAGCAGCACAAATTACTCTTTCTAATCAACAAACACAGATTAATTTAAGTAGACTACAAAATGAAGCAAAACTACAAGAACAAACCTTAGGACTTACTGCTGGACAATTTAAAACTGAATCCGAGCTTGCAGAAATGACTAGTGAGGAGCAACAGAAGTATGCTACCTTACTTGAAAAACGAGTAGAAATAGGAAAACAATCAGAGAAACAAATAGGAACAGAGGAAGAGTTAGCATTAATAGGACTTCAGGCAAATGCTCTTGCAACAGCTCAACTTGCAACTATAAAACAGAAACAAGCATTTTTAGCTACGGAACTAAAGACAACTCAAATATTATCAAATGTAAGTAAAGGACTTGGTGGAAAACTATCACCTGCACAACAATTAGAAGCACAGAAAAAACTAGCTCAAAATAAGATAAAGAATTTTGAAGACGAATTAGCGTTATTGAACTCAAGATTAGCTTTTGAAATAACAATAGCAGATGCAAGACTTACCGCAGCTGGAGTAGATAAAACAATTCGAGAAGAAATTATAGCAGATTTAAAAGAACAACAAGCAATCCAAGCAGATATATTAGGATTAAAAGTTAAAGGAGCAAAAGAAGAGGCAAAAACAGTCGGAGCAAGTAACTTTACAGGATTATTAAGCACAGGTACTTTTGCAGACCAAAATACAGCAGCTGAGACAGCTAAAACTGAGTTAGATACAACGGCTGGAGGAACTACTCAAGGTAAATTAGAAATAATGAATGAGTTTATGAGTCCAATGAGGGATGCTTTAAGTGAACTTGGACCTGGAGGAGATTTAATAAATGCAGCTCAAGAAGGAATCTTAACGTTAGCAGCCGCTTTTGATGTTGTGGGAAGTTCTACTTCTACAGCAGCAGATAAGATGGCAGCAGTCGGAGCAGCTGTAACAGCTATAAGTGCAATAATGCAAGCAAGTTCTAAAGCCCAAGTTGCAGAGATAGATAATCAGATAAAAGCAGAAAAGCAAAGAGACGGTAAGTCAAAAGAATCTGTAAGTAAGATAGCAGCAATGGAGAAAAAGAAAGAAGGTATCCAAAGAAAAGCTTTTGAACAAAAGAAAAAGATGGATATTGCTTCAGCAGTAATTAGTACAGCTTTGGGTGCTGCAAGAAGTATGGAAATGGGCGGAATTATAGGACCTATACTAGCTGCTATGACTATAGCTATGGGTATGGCTCAAGTAGCAATAATTAAAAAGCAACAGTTCCAAGGAAGCTCAGGCGAAGTTTCTGCTCCAAATACTGCTCTACAATTAGGTAAAAGATCAAATAGAGTTGATATATCCAAAGAAGCAGGAGCAGGAGAAGCTTCGTACTTACGTGGCGGACAAGGAGTAGGCTCTAATGCTAATAACTTTACAGGAATGTCGATGGGTAAAAAAGGGTATGCTAATGGTGGAGAAGGTATAGTAGTCGGAGAAAGGGGACCTGAAGTTATTGCACCATCAGAACCTGTAGATATTATACCAAACTTTGCGTTAGGCGGACAAGGACAAAATATTACTTTTAACATAAACGCTGTAGACGGACAAAGTGTACAAAATATGTTAATGGATCAACAAGGAACAATTGTAGGCGTAATTAGAGACGCCGCAAACTCATATGGTGAGGACTTCTTACCAGATGTAAATATTGGTTATGACATGGGAGGTTCATAATGGCAAGTTTTAGTACTTTTGCAAACAGACTACCGGACCCAAATTATGGAGTATCAGAATTTGGAAATAATGTAAACAGCGCGGTTAACTATGGCCCTGGCTTTGCTTCAGTCAAATATTCTGCTGAATATCCAACCATGGTTTCTAGAACAAATAGTGGCAGAGTTGTTACCAGGTCAATAGTAGGACAAAAATTAAAAATAGCAATAACTTATAATCCACTAACTAGAGATCAGTTTGAACCAATATACTCTTTTTTACAAGAAAAGAAAGGTAGACTAAAACCTTTCTTTGTAGTACTACCACAATATACTGACCCTAGAGATACTACTTGGTCTGGAAGCATAACTGTTGATGGTTCAATTACTGCAGGTACTGATAACTTTTTAGCAGACCACTCTTCTTTAACAGGACAACCAAAAAGAGGAGATGTTTTTACTATTACAGATTCTGGAAACAGTAATCATAAGAAACTTTACACAGTAACAAGAGTACAAGATAATTCAACTTACTATAGTGGCGAATCTCAACCTTCAGCCTCTCAATACCGAATCTATTGTTCCCCAAATATTTTATATGATGTAACAGACAGTTCGATTTTAAAGTTTGAATCACCGGAAATAAGAGTAATTCAATCAGGAGATGTTAGAGAATATAGCCTAGGAACAAATAACTTATATAGTTTTTCACTTAATTTAGAAGAGGCTTTACCATAATGGCAACCGAAAGAGATATAAATAGTACAATTAGATCTATGCTTATAGATAATGAAGCATTTGAATACGCACACCTAATAAAATTTGAAAGACCTCAATTACCTGGTGCTAATAATACATTTTCAACAAATGCAAATAGATTCGCATATATCACAGATGGAACTAGAGACCTTTCTTTTGATGATGGCTCTACTAATGATGCGGGTTCGGCCAATGGTACACAAATATATAGAGCTAATAAACTTTTAAATATATCAGGGTATAAAGAAAGTATACAAGCAAAAGCTGATACAATGACACTCACCTTAGCTTCTGAAGTATTAGGTACTACGGTACCTGCTAATTTAACTTTTACAAGTAATACAATTACTACCAATACTGTAGGAGTTGACTTTGTAGAAGAAGGTTTAAAAGAAGGAGATAAAATAAAATTAGAAGCTAACGATGGAGCTGGGTCAAATCATAATAAACATTTTCTAATTACAGGATTCTCAAATTCAAATCAAAGTATAGCAATAGAAACTTTAGATGATTCTTTTACTGCAAATAGTACTGGAGAGCTTTATAATGTATCTATTCAATCAGAAGAAATTAAAGGGCCTCTACTCGCTAGAGGTACAGATTTAGCTAATCCAAGTTTTTTAAATAAAAATGTTGAAGTACATAAAGTATTCCTTGACCCTGAAACAGGTCAAATAAAAGGAAATGCAAGTATATTAATATTTAAAGGATTAGTCACCAAAGCTAATATAACAGAAGATCCTACTAGGTCAAGTAGAGTTCAATGGACACTAAGTAGCCACTGGGCAGATTTTAATAAAGTTCAAGGAAGAATGACATCTGATGAAATACATAGAGCTTTAAATGCTAGTGGTAGTCCTCAGAGAGACGCAGCATTAAAAAAAGAATACGCAGATGATATGGGATTTATGCACGCAGATACAAGTGTAAATCTTGTTGCTACCTATAAAGAAAAGTATCAAGAAATGGAAGTAAAAACTTCTAAGCACGGGTTGTTTGGTTTAAAAACTAAAGTCCAGACAAAGATGGTAGATAAAGTTAGGGATAGAGATGTCGACTTAAAAGTTGATTTAGTGTCTAAATATCTTCCTGTTGTATATGGTGTTCGTAGACTTCCTGGTATTCCTGTATTTGCAGACACTCCTTCTAATGACCCAGATACACTTTATGTTCTCTACGCTATAGCGGAAGGAGAGGTAGAGGCTATATATGATATCTATATTGATGGAGAGCCTTTAGTATGTTTAAATAAAGAAGACCAAGATAGTAGAAGCATTACAGGAAGTAATGCGGATAGTAGTGGAGTTTTATGTGCGGGTAGGGCAGATAGAGGAGAAACAATTAGAGGAACTAGTAGTTACTCGTCAAGTTTACAAAATTATGCTACAGGAAAGCAATCGAAATTTAACGATACTGAAAGAGCTTTTGATAAAAACTTTTATGACCAGTATGATGTACAAGAAATCGATTATTTAGTAGATTCAGGAAGTTATTATGACTATTATAACTCAGGTAGTGCTACATCTTATACTGGAAACACTCAAAATACTGTCGGTATAAGAGACGGACAAACATTTCAAATAAGCGTTCCACAACCTATTAAATTATGGTTTCATGCAGGAAAACACGACCAAACAGCAAACTCAAAACTTATAGATATAGCAACAGGAGCAACAAAATTTAAACGCCAATTAGACTACTTTAATAACTCAAATGGAGAAGAGTATTGGTCAACAAATCATAGATTACTAGACACAGCATATGTACTAGCAGAAATAACTGTAACAGAAGAAAACTCTGATATACCAGAACTGGAATTTGTTGTTAGAGGTAGAATACACGAAGGGTATAACTATGACTTTACGTATAGACATGATGATAAAGCATATTCAAGTGAAAGCTCTGCTAATTTTACTTTAGGAGAGTCAGTAACTTTTTATAGAACAAGTGATGATACAGCTTTAAATACCACTACAGTAAGAGATGTATATGAAGAAACGGATCCAAGAACAGGATTAGTTTATAGTAAGATTAGATTTGCAGATAGACCTTTTAATTCTACTAATTTTACTTATGTAGATGGAGCACCAGTACATACTGAATTTTATGCAAAAGATTCAAGTAATAATATGTGGCACATGCTAACTTGGAACCATAACGATATAGATAGTTCAGATGCATATTTACCTAATCAAGGGTCTAATATTTCAAATATTGCAAGAAACTCTTCTACAGGAAAAATAGAATTGAGTGTTGGAGATACTAATTTAAGTGGAGAGACAAAATTCAAAATAGTAGGTACAGGTAGTGGACAATTAGAAGATATTGAAAATTCTACCCTTACAGGAACCTACTCGAACCAAGTAGTAACTTTAGATGTCTACGTAGGTACTTTATCTGGAAGCGACACTATTTCTAGTGGCAGACTTATTGGAGCTAAACAAGTTAAATTGCCTTCATCTGCTTCTTCTACAGATGATTTCTATAACGAACAATTTATTGAAATAACTTCAGGTCAAGGTGTCGGAGAGAAAAGAAGAATTACTGATTATAATGGTACTACAAAAGTTGCTACTTTAAAAACCAATTTTATTGACCATCCTAATGGAAGCAGTGATTATAAAGTATTTGGAAGAGGAAGTGATTTACGTTCAGGTAATAACCCAGCACTACACACATTAGACTACTTAACAAACGCAACTTTTGGAAAAGGTTTAGAACTAGAAAAAGATATTGCTTTAGATACTTTTACTAATTCAGCAAGAACTTGCGATTCACGTTCAGATGTTACTATAGCAACTACTTCTTCGCCAACAGTCGGAGATGAGTATATATTAACAGATGATGGAACAAGTTCTGGAAATATACTTGCAAGAGGAAAAATTAAAAGCTCTACATTAAATGGAACACATTATTCAGTAGTACTAGAAAATGTTATAGGACAATTTCAAAGAATATGGCAAAAATGGATATACTACGAAGTAGGGGATATTATTTACACAAATTCAGGAGATTTATTCAGAGTTCCTTCTTCAAAAGGTAATGGATATATTGACGTACAGCCTACAAATGGAAGCAGACAAGGTTTAAGTTTTATAAACAATATTACATTATATAAAGCAAATTCTTTATCAACTACTCTTACAACCTTTGGCAAAAAGTATATAGAAAACTATAGTTTATATGACTCTGATTTCGTGCAGTATTGGAGATGGGTTGGTTGGGAACACGATCATCAAAGGTGGTGCACTCGACACCAAATGAATTTAGTAGTTGAAACAAGCACTTCTGTCTTTCAAAATACTACTAATATATTAGAGCATTTCAATGGGATTCTTAGTTATTCAAATGGAAACTATGAACTAGAAGTAGAAGCGCAGGAAGATTCTCCTAGCGATAATAGTCCTTATCATATAAAATATGAGGATATACTAGGTTCTTTGAAAGTTACTGAAGACCCGAGCAGAAAAAGTTTTAATACTATAAATGCAAGTTTATCAGATCCTGGAAACAAATGGTCTAGTACTTCTGTTGCTTTTTATAATTCAAACTTTGTAAAATCAGATAGGAATGTAGTAAAAACAGGAAATTTACAGTTCTCTGGAATAACTAACTATTGGAATGCAAGAATAAATGCAGAAAGATTTTTAACAGAATCTCGTTTTCCTTTACAAATATCTTTTACTACAATGCCAAAGGGCGTAATATTAAAAGCAGGACAAGTATTAAAAATAGACTATGATAGATTTGGATGGAGCAATAAACTTTTCCGTATACAAGACTTATCTATAAATCCAGATTGTTTGGTAAATATTTCAGCAGTTGAATATGATGATTCAATGTATCTAATATCAAATACAAGAACATCAGCAGTAAGTAGTACAGAAAATCCAGGAGCTCCTGGTACAGGCACTCCTACAGCTCCTACAGCTTTATCTGGTTCTACAGATAAGCAAGGAGTTTCAATACTTACGTGGTCAAATGCAAGTAATTTTATTAACTCAAGTGACTCTACAGAGATTTGGGCTTCTGACGATAATAACAGATCAAATGCTGAAAAAATAGGTGAAGCAGACAACGAAACTACATTTAACCACGCTTTAGGTGAAGAAGCAGCAAAGTACTATTGGATTCGACATAAAAGAGTTATTTCAAAAAGAAAGTCAAAACAAAAGACAACAATATTTTCAGCATACCATCCAAGTGGTACAACAGCAGGTGTTCCTGCCACAGCTAAATCTCCAGCACAAATAACAGTTAACTTAACAAATCCTAGCATGACCTTGCAACAAACAAACGCAGGTTCTATAAATTATGCTGCAACTGGAACTGATATTCAGGTTATACTTGGAGAAAATATACTTACAAATGACCAATCGGGCAGTCAAGCAAATAGTAGCTTTAGAGTTGCAGTTTCTGCTGCAAATATTACAGCAGGTTCAGAAAGTACTGTTAATGATGCAAACGGAAATGCAACAATATTTAGAATAGGAAATCACGGTAATGCAACTACAGACACTCCTGTAATCACTTATACGATTACAGTAAAAGACGGAGTAGGCTCAACAACAACTTTAAATCGTTTTCAACATTTTGCAGTTGCACAAGATGGAGCACCGGGAGATGACGGCTTTACAATTACAGGTACAAATACAAATCATACTTTTACGGGAAATAGCACAGGAGCTGCAAGTGCTACAGGATTTTCTTGTGACTTTGTAATCAGAGAAGGCGCAACTACATGGACATATGACGGCTCCTCTCCTTACTCTTCTAATTCTTATAGATACGGTTCTTTAACAGATTCAAATGTTTCTTCTAGTGTTGCCTCAGATGGCACTATTACAATTGCTTCAAATTCTGCACTTCTATCTGGAACATCAACAGTAACAGGAAGTATAATCGTACCAATTTATGATAATTCAGATAACACTTTACTTACTACTGCAGTAATTAGTTTAAACAAAACTATAGAAGGATTAGATGGGCAAGACGCAAAATCTGTACGACTATCTGCAAGTTCTTTAGTATTTACTGAAGCAAAGAATGGAACTTTAAGCCCAAGCTCAATAACTCTTACCGCCAACAGACAAAATGTCTCGAGCAGTTCCAGTTTTAGTACTAGTCCAAGTGTAACCTTAACAGGTAGTGGAGACACTAGAGCTTTATCTTCTGCAAATTTTGGGTCAAATGACTCAGTAACAATAACAGTAAGTGCTGACACAGTTTCAGACACAGTGACTCTTGTTAGAGTAGAGGAAGGGTCTGACGCACTTACAATTGTAAATTCAAATCCTGCACATACTGTTCCTGCTACAAATACAGGAGTTGTTAATTCAGGAAATCTAACAGGAAGTGGCACTACTATAAAAGTATTCGAAGGAGCTACTGCACTAGATTATGACGCCAGCGGTACAACAGCAGGGCATTGGACAGTATCTGCATCACAGAGCCCTAGTTCAACTCTTTCCACTACAAGCATTTCTGACAGTAGTAATGATGCAGTTGTAGCTAATTATACTTCAATGGCTACTGGAACAGATAATGTAGTAGTTACTTACACAATAACAGGTAAAAGATTGAATGGAGAAAATTTCTCTTTACAAACCTCACAAAGTATTGCTAAATCTAAAACAGGTACTGCAGGTGGGGCAGGAGTTCGTGGCGGAAGTATATTTACTTTTGAGGAGTCTACTACAAGTGGAATAAGCGCTTCAGATGCTTCTGACTTTGCAGGAACTTTAGATACTGGTACAGCTCGAGCAGTAGCAGCAGCAGTAATTGCAGCAGCGTCTGATGGCACAATAAGACCAAATGATAGAATAACCGTAACAGATAATAGCGCAGATAAAGCAGGTACAAGAGTATATACAGGAAGTGCAACAACTTCATCTTCTTCTGTAGGAACAAGTGACTATAGTTCTTTAGTTGTAGAAACATTCAATGGCTCTGTGATTGTAGACGGAACACTATCTGCATCTAAATTAACAGCAGATACTACATTAACAAACAATCTAAATGTTGGAAGCAACATGAAACTTTCTAGTGGAGGTAAATTCTTTTCACAAAATAAGACAAGTTTTACTGATACAGATGCAGGTTTCTATATGGACACTACAGGTGATTTTCATGCAGGAGACAGCGCAAGTTTTATTAAGTTTGATGCAAGTGCAGGAACAGTTGCAATAAAAGCTGATTCAATTCAATTTAGTTCTGGTACAAGTGTTTCAACTTTTGATGGAGCATATGGTAGTTTAAGTGGAGCACCTTCTTTATTCGATGGAGCATATGGGAGTTTATCCGGGACGCCTACTTTTGGAACTTTAACAATTAATGGTACAAGCTTTACTCCTACAGGGAGCAATGTGTCTATTACTCCCAGCGGTTTGGGAATTAGCACAAGTTATATTGAAGGCGAGCTAGGAGTAAGTAATATTGTAGGATTTGGAAACACAAATATTAGTGGAGGAAGAATAACTTTAACTGGAACAACTATGAACTTCAATACTACCAGTAGTTCTACAACAATAAGCACTGGCGGCATAGATATAAATGCTTTTACACAACAAATTATAATTTCGGACGGTTCATAATGGCGAGACGAGTATTACTAGGAAAAGAAAGTGGGTCTGATTTTGTATTAAAAATTTCAAAGCCAGGAGATGACATAATTGATGATACTATCAATGATAGAGACTTATTATTTAATTCAGAAATATATCGAGCAGGAATTATTCGTTCCAATACTAGTTTTACTTCTTTAGGTTCAGGGTCTTATAAAACTTTTGAAAGTACTACAGATGCAAACGGCAATCATTATATTCCTGCATATTTAATTTCAGAAAATGGAACACAGTTTGCAACCGCAGTATTTGACTATGGGTATGCATCAGTTACCTCTGGCGAAGACTATTATGGTAGAGTAGTGGCAGGCCTTCCTACGGGTGGAGGGGGAGGTCTTTATGAGTTCAGTCTCGCAAGTTCAGGCAGTAATAGAAATAGATTAAAATTACAATATATAAATATTGCAGATGCAGATGACCCAAGACCTGGACAAAACACAGGATACCCTTTTATAGAAGATAGAAGTTTATCAACTTCTGATAGTGTTACTGTAAAAGTAGACATTTTAGGTATTCCTTGTCAGTATGGAAAAATGGTAAATAATACTACTGTTTTTGGAAACTCTTTATTAACAGGAACTGCTTCAGGAGGAGGAGGAGGTAGTGGAGGCACAGTTTCTGCACCAGCAGATCCCACAGTTACTTTTGTATCAAGAACTTCTACTGTAGACAACTTGACAGTAACTTCAACAGCAGGTACAGGTAACACAGCAACAATTCAATTTATAGCAACAACTGCAGTAAGTCCTGTACCTAATATAGCAGCTTCCGGTTGGCAAACTTCAGGCAGTTTTACTCAACCTAGAGGAACTACTAGATGGTATTGGGCTAAACAAGGTAGTTTTGTCTCAGATGTAAATGCTCAAGGCGGGTATGTTTCTCCTGCTTATGATAATACTCCTACTGCTTTTGATTTAGGAGGACCTCAAACTAATGCAGCTCTTAATACATATTTTCAATCTGCTGAAATTACAGTAGCTGGACTAGATAATTCAGATTTTGCACTTGTCTCAGTAACTGGAGCTCAATTAAGTAAGAATCAAGGAGCCTATACAACAAATGGCACTATAGCAGTAAATGGAGATGATTTTAGAATAAGAGTGCTATCCAGCTCTTCTAATGGTACCTCTACATCAGGAACTTTAACTATTGGAACAGTGAGTGACACATATCAAGTAAGTACAGGACAAGATACAACAGTTGATTCTTATGACTTTACAAATCAAAACAGCTTAGAATTAAGTACTTTAGTATATTCAAATACTGAAACAATAACAGGGATCAGCACAGGCGTCAGTGTATCTATTAGCGGAAATAGTGCTGAATTTAGTATAAATGGGGGAAGCTATGGAACTTCGGGAACTATTACAAATAATCAAACTTTAAGATTACGAATGAATACGAGCGGAAGTTTTTCAACTAATACATCTACTACTGTAAATGTAGGCGGAGTTACAGATACTTGGACAATTACAACAAGAGGTCAAACTCCTGTTACTACTCCAGGTTCTATAACAGCAACGCAAATTACGAATACAACGGCAACTGCACAAACAGTAGATGCAACAGCAGCTCATCAATTTTTAGGTTCAGGTACTTTACAAGTATCAAACAACAATTCTACTTACTCAGCGAATGGAACAGACTTTAGTCAAAATAGAAATACAACAGTAACTTACTATGCTCGTTCTTTAGGTGGAGACGGTAATACTAGTAGTACTATTAATGTAGATAAATTTGTACCTCCAGTTGTAACAGTGGGAGGAATAGGTAATTTTGTAGGATACCCTGCAGCAGGATTTAATTATACTTATAGCGTATCTGTTCAGAGAGGTCAAGGAAACTATAATACATATAGCAGCTATTGGGGAACTACAACTACAAGTATAAGCAATAATTCGGGAGGGTGGTTAAGTACTTCTATTACTAATTCTTCTGCCGGAAATTTTAATTTAACCGCAACAGCAAATACTACAGGAAGCGCACGAACAGCAACTGTAACATATACTACAAGTACTACTTTTGGTGCGTCACATACAATGACATTTACAGTAAATCAGTTAGCTCTTGACGGAGTTCCAGATCAATTTACGTTTACAGATCTTACAAATCAAAGTCTAAGTTCTTTAGCTTATGCTTCTGCTACAATAACAGGAATTGCTACAACAGTAACAGCTTCTTACTCAGGGGATACTGGAGGATTTAGAATTGGAAATAGTGGCTCCTATACAACAGCGGATAAAACTTTAACAAATAATCAAGTAGTACAAGTACAGTTAAGTACTTCTGCGAGCCATGGAACAAGTACTAATGCTACAATAACAATAGGAGGAGTTTCAGATACTTTTACAGCAACTACTATAGCTGCAGATACTACTCCAAATTCTTTTACTTTTATTGACCAACCAGCTGCAGCAGCAAATACTTTAGTGTATACTAATATAATAACAATAGCAGGAATAAATACTTCTGTTACAGCTTCTATAAGTGGAAATTCTGCTGAAATGCAAGTTAATAGTGGTAGCTATACTTCTTCAAATCAAACAATTTCAGTTGGAGATACAATACGATTGAGGATGACTTCAAGTGCTACTGCAGGTGCTACAGTAAATACTACTTTAACTGTTGGAGGAACCTCAGATACTTGGTCAGTTACAACTACAACAGCAACCCTTCTTTGGTCAGTAGGATTAGCTCTTGGAAGTTTTAGTGCTTTTGGATTTCTATCTCAAGGATTTAGTACTTATATAGGAGGAGGTCATGGAACTGCAACTGATACTTCTTGCGATTTATATAATGGTCAAACTACATGGGGATTTAGTGACCAAGAAAGCTCTGCACAAAATACGTTTTTTCATGTAAGTGGAGTAACCTCTAACTCTGGTTGGACGACTTTAAAAATATATAATGGAACAAGCAACTCTGCTACTCTATTAGCAACAAGAACAAGATCTTCTTTAACTTATAGTAATTCAGGAGGTAGTTTTGCAAGTTGGGATATGGGTTCTGATCTTACAGGCGGAACAGGTAATTTATTTTTGGAGTTCTTTTAATGGAAACTTTTAATAACAATGGACAATTATATGTAAGAAAAGTATATGATACAGATTTTATCATAGAAATTCCTGCAGTTTTAAATGAGGATGGCTCTTTGAACGAGTCTCAGACCACTACTAATTTAGACACTACTTATGAAATTCATAAGGTGAATAAGGAGACATATGAAACTTATACATCATAATTCTTTAATAAATATTCCTTATTCCTTGCAAAAGTATGTAAAATCTTTTCAGCAGTGGGACAAAATTCATGCTTTTAATATTGAGTCTGCATTGAGTTACGAAGCATTTCTATCCGTATGTGAATCAAATAAAATTATGGGAAATTATTATATTATAAATAGTAGTCTAAAGGCTAATAAAAATTTACAAATTAAGACATTCGAAGAGTGGAAAACAGTAGGCACTCTTAAGATTGGAGATTATATTTTTAATGATAATTATAAATATATAAAAGTTGATAGTATAGAACAAGTTTCAGAAAGTGTTGAAGCAGTTGAAATAGAAACAACAGCAAATTATTTTTTAGAGAGGTATTTAGTAAAATGAGTAGACGAGTATTATTAGGTAAAATTGATAGTAATGACCATGGATTACTTATTTCAAAAGTAGGAGTAGACGTAATAAATAGTTCAGGCGTTGTCGCAAATAAAGATTTATTAGTCTTTGACAGTCGTGAAAAAGGGTATGCCCAGGTTATTGCAAGAGGTAGTACAACTGTAACACGTACTGGTTCAAATGCAGGTACATCTACGGTCACTTTTTCAACTGTAGCAATTCCTAATGCTGTAGTAATTACTTATCCTGATGATAATATTACAAATTCTCCATATTATGAAATAACTTCAGTAAGCACTACAGCAGTACAGTTTACAGTTCCTGCAACATATGCGGATTTTTCATCTATATATGGAGTTAATTTTAGTTATTTTCAGAATTTCGGTAGTGGAACAAGTACTCCAACTTCTACAACAATAAACTATATAGTTTTAAGGGGGCATGCATAATGGCAAGACGAGTATTATTAGGAAAAGCGGGAAGTGACCAAGGATTTTTTGTATCTAAATCAGGTACCGATGTTGTAAATAGTTCGGGTGTTTTAACAGGCGGAGAGAATTTACTATTTGATAGTAGAGTAGGGATCGGGAGCTTGCCTCTTAAATTCCATGGAGAAGGGTTACTAGGAGTACCACCTAATGTGGGCAATAGTTCGGGTCAAAGTATTCAAATCGAACAGGAATTTGTTAGTAGTACAAAAGCTACAATTACACATAATTTAGGGTATAAACCATATTGCATAGTACAATGGTGTTTTCAATCAGATTTAGACTCTAATGGTATTGCAACAAAAATGTACCCAGTAACTCACACAAACTATCAATTAGAAGCAGAACAATCCGACTATGGACAAAGAATAGAAGAGTTTAGAACTGAAGGAGTTCTAGGGGTGTGGTATGAAGTAACTACTACACAGTTAATAATTTATAATAATATGCAAGGCGAATACGGCTACGAAACCCTAGATAATGTAGTGCAGTATACTCAAGGCGTTAGTGGAAGGTCTATAGCATACGCATTTTTAATTTTTGATGTACAAGGAGTAGATACAATATGAGCAAAATTACAACAGCAACAACAGGAGTTGGAACAACAGAAACAACTATTTATACTTGCCCTACAGGCAAAGAAACAACAATATCAAGATTTAGTATAACAGGAACAAAAGATGTTACTGATTTAAAACTTAAGTATTACAATTCATCATCCTCATCTATTATAGCTTTAGTTGATAGCGGTGTAGTAAATTCAGGAGATACAGTTAGTTATATAAGTAATTCAAATACTCTAACTATGAATCCAACTGACTACCTTAGTGCATTATCAAATGTTGACAATTCATTAGATATAATTGTAACATATGAGGAAACAGATGCTTAGGCTACATAGGTTCAAAAAACAGTTCTTGACAAGAGGTTATAAAATTTGGTATAATTAAGACATTGGAGGTATAAAAGATATGTCAGCAGGAAGCTACAATTTCACATTAGAACAGGGAGCAACATTAGACAGAACTGTTACAGTACAGGAAAGTGGCTCGGCTATGGATTTGACAGGATATACTCCAAGAATGCAAGTTAGAAGTACACACGATTCTTCAACTGTATTACTTACTGTAACTTGCAGTATTGCTAACGCTTCAGGAGGTATAATACGTCTACAAGGCAGTGCAAGTACTACAGCTTCTATTGAAGAAGGAATATACGTATACGACTTAGAAATTGAGTCAAGTACTGGAGTTGTTACTCGTTTATTACAGGGTAATGTAACAGTCACTCCAGAAGTAACAAGATAACATGGCTATTACAGTAACGGTTAATGAAGAGCCGACTTTCGTAACAGTAAACGAAACTAATACCAATGTTACAGTAAATCAAACAGACAACCCTATAACTGTGCAAACAAGTCTAGCACTGGTTACAGGAGTATTAGCCTCTGCATCAGAAATAACAGCAGATGCTCATGGGTCTTTTGGGGGTGGTACGCTTCAAGCAGCTATTAACCATCTTGCAGACCAATTTTTTAGACAATCAACAACCCCTACTGGGGCTTCATTAGGAGAAGGTGACCTATGGTATGATACTGATAATGATCAGCTAAAAGTATATAGAGAAACTTCAACTAATAACTTTGAATTCGTACCCCTTGCCGCAGCAACGGATACAATGGACAATCTAGACGGAGGACAGTTCTAGAAGTCAAATAGGAAAACATTATGGCACAAACAATTAAAATCAAAAGAAGTAGTAGCGCGGCGGCTCCTGGTAGCGCCTTAGCTGCGGGTGAACTGGCCTATTCCTTTAATTCCAGTAAGTTATTTATAGGTGACGGTTCCGCTAATGATATCATAGGTGGTGAGTTATTTGTAAATATGCTCGACCACACAGCGGGTACTTTAACTGCAAGTTCAGCAATCATTGTTGACTCAAATAGTAAGATAGACCAATTAAAAACAGCTAATCTTACAATAGGGGCAAACTCTATTACTGCAGGTTCAGGTAATGTTCAAATAGTATCAGCAGCAGATTTAGACTTAGATCTAACAGGTGGTTCAATAGACACAAGTAGTCAAGCTACAGAAATCCTAATTATAGATAACAATGCAAACGCATTTGAAATCAAAGAAGGAGTAACTTCTTACTTAACTTTCGATACTACTAACTCAGCAGAGAAAATAACACTCGGAGCAAAGCTCGAAGCAGGTTCTGTAGAAATCGAAGGTACAAACTTTGACATTAATGGCGGTACTATTGATGGTACAGTTATTGGCGGTTCTTCTGCTACAGCAGGTACATTTACTAATTTAACAGGCACAGGCACAATAAACTTTGCAGGTGCTACAGTATCTAATGGTGGTTCAGTAACTACTGTAGATATTAATGGTGGTACTATTGATGGTGCAGTTATAGGCGGTGCAAGTGCAGCAGCTATAACAGGTACTACAATTACTGCTACAACACTCACAGACGGTACAGCAAGTATCAGCAGTGGAGATATTACAGGTGTTACTTCATTAGCAGTAGATAATGTTACTGTAAATGGTAATGACATCTCTACAACAAATTCAAATGGTAATTTAACACTATCACCCAATGGAAATGGCACAGTAACAGTACCTTCAGGATATAAAGATAGAACTGGATTTGGAGCTACTTCTCTTGTATCAAAAGAATATGTAGATGCAGTTAAAGTTGGTTTAGACTTTAAAGATTCAGTAAGAGTTGCTACTACAGGTAATATTTCGATTTCAACTGCACCAGCTGCAATTGACGGAGTAACTCTTTCTAGTGATGATAGAGTACTTGTAAAAGATCAGTCTACTGGCTCACAAAACGGTATATATGTATTTAACGGTTCTGGTTCAGCAATGACAAGAGCTACTGATGCTGATGCTAACGCTGAAGTAACATCAGGTATGTTTACTTTCGTAACAGAGGGTAGTGTAAATGCTGATAGTGGTTTTGTACTAACAACAGACGGTAGTATTACAGTCGGCAGTACAGCTCTTGCTTTTGCTCAATTCTCAGGTGCTGGTCAAATAACTGCTGGTGCAGCAATGACCAAAACCGGTAATACTCTTGATGTAGAAGTAGATGGACAATCATTAGAAGTAAGTTCAGATGCTTTAAGAATCAAAGGTATTACACAAACAGCAACTGGTGACTTAATATTTGGTAATACAAATGGAGCTAATTCAGGTTATCAAAGACTAACAATTGGAACATATGATTCTACAAATAGTGTAGGACAAATGTTACAAGTCGGAGCAAACAGTACAGTTACTTGGACAAACACAATAGATGGGGGAACATTCTCCTAAGAATTAAGTTCCGCGTATATACGCATAGAAAAGGAATACCATAAATATGGCACAAACGATTAAATTAAAAAGGTCTGCGACTCAGAACGCAGTACCTTCCACATCATCATTAGCATTAGGTGAAATAGCACTTAATACCTACGATGGTAAGTTATTTATTAAGAAAGATGTAGGCGGAACAGAATCAATAGTTACTATAGGAGCAGTCGGAGCTGGGTCAATCGGACCTACCGAATTAGCTTCAACAGCAGTAACAGCAGGTTCATACGGGTCTACAAGTGCCATACCAGTAATAACAATAGATGCAGATGGAAGGATAACAAGTGCTTCCACTGCAACAATCTCAGGCTTATCAGCCAACTCAGTAACATCTACAGAAATTGCGGCAAACGCTGTAGGTATCTCTGAGCTTGACGTTACGGACGGAACAGATGGTCAAGTACTTACAACAGACGGAAGTGGTACTCTTACTTTTGAAACTCCAACAGGAGGAGCTGCTTCTGCAAATGCTTTTGCTACTAATATAGCAAGTGGTGATGGTAGTACAGCAACTTTTACACTTTCTAGTACGCCAAGTGCAGAGTCAAAGATTATAGCATTTATTAATGGTGTATTCCAAAATCAAGACGCTTATACGATCAGTGGTACAGACATAACTTTTGATACTGCTCCAATATCTGGAACAAATAATGTAGTTGTATATGTAATAGGAGATGTCTATAGTGGAGAAAGTGTACTTATAAGTAACTTTGATGGTAATGGTAGTACAACAGCTTTTACACTCTCTAATAATCCTGGAAATGAAAACAATACACAAGTATACATAGATGGTGTATACCAGCAAAAAACAACATATAGTGTAAGTGGAACTACTCTAACATTTAACACTGCACCTCCAACTGGTACAGCAAATATAGAAGTTGTAATGTTAACTTCTACAACTGTAAATACTCCAGCAGCAGGTTCTGTTGTAACAGCTTCTATGGCTGATGATAGTGTTACAGGTGCTAAGATAGTAAGTAGTGCGGTAACAACAGCGAAGATAGCAGATGCAAATGTTACTACAGCAAAGATAGCTGATGCAAATGTTACTACAGCAAAGATAGCAAATGACGCAGTAACTTTAGATAAGATCGCTGACGCAGTATTTGTAACAGAATCAGAAGGTATATCTTCAAACGACAATGACACTACTTTACCTACTTCAGCGGCAGTAAAAGATTACGTTGATGGAAAAGACTTTGAGACAGGTTTAGCAGGAGATAGTGGAACAGGTACAGTAAATACAAGTCAAACTCTTACATTTTCAGGAACAACAAACGAAGTAAATACTTCCGTGTCTGGCCAAACAGTAACAGTAGGACTACCAAATAGTGTAAACTTAACAAGTAACTTAACTGTAGGTGGTTACATAGCTGGACCTGCTTCTTTTACAATTGACCCTGCAGGAGTTGGAGATAACACTGGAACAGTTGTTATTGCAGGCAACTTACAAGTAGATGGAACACAAACAATAATTAACTCTACTTCTATGTCAGTAGACGACTTAAATTTAACTTTAGCAAGTGGTGCAGCGAATGCGGCCGCAGCGAATGGTGCAGGTCTTACTATCGATGGAGCAAGTGCTACTTTATTGTATGCTTCTTCAGGAGATAAATTTGTCTTTAATAAGACGGTAGACGCTACAATAGGAACAGCAGCACAGCCTAATATTACAAGTGTTGGAACTTTAACCTCTTTAAATGCCAGTGGTAGTGTTAAGTTAGATAAAAGTTTTGCTTCAAGTGATTTTTTAGGTGATGCTAATATATACTCATTAAGATTAACAAATGATAACACGACCGCAGGAAATGTTGTAGGCTTAAGTTTTGGCCAAGGTGGCTATAATTTTACAAACTTTATTGCAAGTGTAAGGACAGGAACAGGAGCTAATCCCAAAGGTGATTTAGTATTTGGTGGCCGACCATCAGATGGTTCTGCATTTGTAGAAAGAATGAGAATACAAGCAAATGGCCATGTTGGTATCGGAACAGATAATCCAGGTTATGCATTAACCATATCAAATACAACTTCAGGCAAGCTTAGTCTTGCAGGCGGAACAAATCAAAATGGAATAAGATTCGAGGCTGCAGGGAATGATGGAGTATCAAGTTCGCTGTATTATCTTGGAGCCGGCTCAGACCTAATGAGTGGTACCGATTATGGTGCCGTATTCTTAGATGTTACAAATAACCGTTCAGTATTATACGATGACCAAAGTAATAGTAGATTAGGCTTTTATAATAATAACATGGTTATTGATGCTTCTGGAAACGTTGGAATTAAACGAACAAGTATAGCTCAACCAAGTGCAGGTGCTACAACACTTGCTATACAAGGAACAGATAATAATAAAGCTGGTGCAATTAGATTATATTCAGCTAATGATTCAGTTGCAGCTTACATATATCCTGATAGCGTAAATGGTTTATCTATTAATACAAGTACAAGCCATCCTATGGTATTTAGAACTGCAGGTGTAGAAAGACTAAAGATTGGTTCTGATGGTTTGGCTGAATTTACTTCTACTAGAAATGAATGGGCGATGCGATTAACTTCTGGTTCAAATCGCGGAGGTATAGTATTAGATAAGCCTGGAACATCAACTATAATGGGAAGCATGTTAATGCTGGCGTCAGATGAAACATTTAGACTTGGTACGGCCTCTAATTATCATATCAGAATGACTCAAAATGGTAGTACATTCTTTGGTGATACCGCAAATACTCATTTTTCAAGCAGTGGAAATCTCTACATGGGAACAACTACTAATTTTATAGCATATAACACAATTCCTGGGTCACAATGGACTACAATAGCTGAATCAATAAATTATGGTTCACATGGTTATAGTTCTTCTCAAAGATATTGGCATCATCTAAAATCAGCTGGTGGAACACATATCACAGTTAATACTGATGGAGCAGTAACTGCTTCTGAAAATGCATTTGATGATTTTGTAGTTTGGCAAGGAACACAGGATTCAGGCGAACCATTGTTCAGAGTTTCAAATGCTGGTAGAGTAATTGCTAAACGTAATTATGAAATTGGTAATCATAAAACAAATAAAGAAGAGTTTGGGGTCAGTGCAATAAACACTGTTGATACAGCAACTTCAGACATTAATACAACTACTACAAATACATATGAAAATAGACCGGGTGTATATTGGTTAAATTATAACAGTAAAAGATTTAGAGCATTTATAAAACCAAATTGGTTGCAAAATAGAAACTGGGTATTGGCTGCAAAATTCTTTCACCATTCTGATATGCCGGCAGGCTCAAGTTTATGGACTAATGATGCATCATGGAACGCAGGGGATTTTGACTTAAATAACGGTCATTTTTCTAAATATGGAATGCCTTGGAGATATTTTGGATTCACTAGGTTAGCGATGCAAATGGGGGACAGAATTGCTCCAATTATGCAATTTAACTCAACACAAACTTTATATGGAGCATTTAGTGGAGGATTAGCTAATAATTCAGGAATTACAGCAGACAGTACAGATCCTGCAATGACGGGAACTGGAGTAACATACCATAATATGACAAATTATGCAGGTCCTGACTTTACAGATTTAGGCGGCCTAGAAGATAGAATGCAGTCTTATGGGTTAAATAAATGGATGGGAAGTTCAACAAATTCTACTTCATCAAATAATCAAAGTTCTTTCAATAAAAATGGAACTGTAAAAGGCCATCAATTAACAGTAGAAGACTCACATCCAAATATTGGAGGTAATGTTGCTCTGGGTCGTGCAGGAGCATGGATTGGCTGTCCACTGGATGAAGGAGGTTCTACCCAGGGCAATGCAACGGGTAACGGTGGTGCAGATTCTGCCTTTGGCTTTGGTGGGGGTTGTGGTAATAATGCAAGAACTTGGACATCAGGAATTGCTGAATGGGGTAGAGGCAATGAAGTTGCTAACTATCACCCTGCTTATATTTGGTTAAGCATAGACTAGGAGATATTATGATAAATTGGGAAGATGTAAAAACACAATCAATAACAAATATAAATGATATTGTTGATAATGCAGGTGTAGTTTTATTAGATGGATTAACAGAAACTAAAAAGGCTGGAGTTGATTTACAAGAGCAATGTAAAGTTGCTTTAGATAATTATAAGTTAGCATGTACTCAATTATCCATAACAGAAGATTCAAGCGTAATTAATAAAGCAAGTACATATATAGGATAAAAAATGGCAAAAACAACAGTACCAGGATTATACATAGCAGATGGCGCAATAACAGCAGCCAAGCTTAGTAGCACCCTCGATTTATCAGGAGTTACTATTACTGTTGCAACAGCCAGTACAGGAGATAATGATACTACAGTAGCTTCTACAGCTTTTGTACAGCAAGAAATAGCTGCTCTTGTAGATAGTTCTCCAAGCGCACTCAATACACTCAATGAATTAGCTGCAGCGATCGGAGATGACGCAAGTTTTAGCACTACTGTAACAAATAGTATTGCTACTAAACTACCTTTAGCGGGGGGTACTCTTACTGGTAATCTAATAATTAATACTACAGGGTCTATACAGATACCAGTAGGTACAACGGCACAAAGACCAACAGCCGCACAAGGACAACTAAGATTTAATACTACTACAAGTAAGCCAGAAATATACAGTGGCTCAGCTTGGACAGATGTAGGTGGCGGTGTAGAATCCGTAAATAGTGCAACTGGAGTAGTTGTTCTAACAACAGCAAACATTACAGAGAACACAAACTTATATTACACAGACGCAAGAGCAGACGCCCGTATCGCAGCAGCAGACACCGATGATCTAAGCGAAGGCTCAACTAATTTATACTTTACTACTGCGAGAGCAAACTCCGCATTTGATGGCAGACTTTCAGGAAGCACTGGAGTTACTGTATCAAATGGAGCAGTTTCTATTGGACAAGATGTTGCAACGTCTACAAGTCCTACTTTCCAGAACTTAACACTAAGCGGCACAGATTCAATTAAAGTTCCTTCAGGTACTACAGCACAAAGAAGTGGCTCACCTGCAAATGGAATGTTAAGATATAATTCTAGCACTAACGAATTTGAAGGATATGCAGACAGTGCCTGGGGTGCAATCGGTGGAGACACAACTTCCAGCGTAGACTTATATACAGCAACTGGGAATGGTAGTACTGCTACTTATGACACAGGTAAGAACCCACAGTCAGAAAACAATACATGGGTATTTGTGGGTGGAGTATACCAACCAAAATCAACATATAGTTTCAGTGGTACACAAATTACACTTTCAGAAAATTTACCAAATGGGGAAGATCTAGAGGTAATCACTGGAACGGTTTCAACATACAATCCAACGGATGCTATCTTGGGTCAGTATAACACAACTACATCAAATACCGCGTCCTATGACACAAGTTTGACGACTGAAAATGAAAATAATGTTTTCGTTTTTGTTGATGGAGTATATCAGCCAAAATCTTCATATACTTATAGCGGAAGTACTTTGACTTTAGATGCAGTTCCTACATCAGGAATGGCACTAGAAGTATTGGTTACACGTTCAATGAATGCGGCAACAGTAACAACGGGCTTTCTTGCAGACGATGCTGTAACGACAGTAAAGATATTAGATGCCAATGTAACTGCGGGCAAACTTGCTTCGTCTTTAGACTTGACTGGAAAAACAGTAACAGTTGCAACAGCGAGTACAGGAGACAATGATACTTCTGTAGCTTCGACTGCATTTGTACGACAAGAAATAACGGCTTTAGTCGATAGCGCACCCGCTGCAATGGACACATTAAATGAATTAGCAGCAGCTTTAGGCGATGACGCTAACTTTAGTACTACTGTAAATGCAAGTATAGCTGCAAAATTACCTTTAGCTGGCGGAACGATGACTGGTGATTTAATATTAGGAGATAATGTTAAATTAGAAATTGGCTCAGCTTCAGGCGGCGATTTACAGATTTATCATGATGGTACTAACAGCTTTATTAAAGATACAGCTGCTAATTTGGTTTTAAATACTGATTCTTTATTAGTATCTAATGCAGCAAATACAGAAAATATAATAGTTGCACAGGGTGATGGTGCTGTTACCTTATATCATAATAATTTAGCTAAAATAGCCACAACCTCAACAGGCATAGACGTAACAGGTACAGCCACAATGGATGGGTTGACTGTTGATGGTTATATTCAGTTTACTGATTCAGGCTCAAGTAATCGTAATGTTTTATATTTAGATGGTTCAAACAATGTAGTTTTAGCGACTGGAACTACAGCAGGAGCAAGAGGAATAGATTTATATACCAATAATAGCAAAAGTCTTTCTGTTGCCGAGGGCGGAGACATCTCCTTCTACGAAGACACAGGCTCAACAGCTAAGTTCTTTTGGGATGCAAGTGCTGAACGATTGGGTATTGGAACTACTAGTCCTAATGGTAAGCTAACTATTTCAAATAGTAGTGCTGAAGGATTTGAATTTAGCCCAGGGGTTACTAATTTTGGTGTTGCAAATACAAACTATATTGCTTCATACGATAGAAATGCAAGTACCTATAGAGATATATCTTTTGATGTTGGTGGTACAGCAGGAACCGCTATAAGATTTAAAGCAGGAGGCTCGGTTGGTATTGGAACTAGTAATCCTGAAAGTAAATTAGCTGTTAAAGGAAGTTCAGGAAACGCAGATTTATTTAGTATAAGTGATATTACAGTGCCGACTAGTGGTGTTGAATATGGCACAGCTATGATTAAAACAAACTCTACTGAATATGCTTTAAATATTACAAGTTATAATGCAAATGGTAAAGGTCTAAGAATCTACAACAATGGTGGACAAAATGCTTTTCTAATCAGTCAAGCAGGTGGAGATAGGTTTGTTGTAGATGGTTCAGGCAATGTTGGTATCGGAGAGGACGACCCGCAAACAAAATTACATGTATTTGGTACTGACCCAGTAGTAAGAATTTCTGACGATAGTACAAGTGGTTTTCCTACTTTAGAACTAAGACAACAAAATACAAATACTGAAGGTTCAGAACTGATGTACG